AGCCTCTCCAGCACCTGACCCGCCCCCACCACCGTAAGCAGCGATAAGCGTTCCGAAGAATGAGTTCCCGCCAGCCTTTCCGTTAGTATCGGCTGCTGTAATGGCGGTACCGCCCGCACCAATGGTTACGGTAGTGGTTGCACTTAGAGCACTTGCCTTAAACGATATGGTCGCACAGGCACCTCCACCACCGCCGCCAGCTTCGGTAGACGTCCCCTTCCCACCAGACCCACCACCACCCCATAGCAGACCCTGCACCCCCGCATAGCCAGTCGGCTTCACGAACGCCCCACTAGCCGTCATCGTCAGGTAGAACGGAGTAATCACCTTGGAGATAATTGCAGTCCCGGTAGAGAGCAGAAGGCGGGTTTCGTTACTGTAGGAATTTATCGCAATAGACGTTATGTCAGCATCAACGTTCGGAACGATTTTCTTCAGCGATACGTTATTAATCGAACCTGAGAAGGCTCCTGTGTCCGTCTTCTCAAAACCAAATACAGTATGCGCGGCACTTGCCGTGAATGCTTCTGTATAGGTTCCTGCGCTAGTCCTCTCAGTGAGGAGTTGTGCGTCATTTCCTAAGAATGCCCTGATACCACCAGCCGTGGCAGTAACTATCGTGTATGTGAGACTATACCCAGCACCAGATTCCAGGGCTGTTATAGTCTGCTTCAGTGCATTGCTATATGTCCCAGTGTTGTACGAAGTAAATACCATCGCAGTATCTGAAGGAACTGCAGTACCTAAACCCACACTCCACGCGGTAAGCTTTTGGCAGACAACGTTACTAACTGTCCCGGTGAGTGTAGCGTAAACAGAGAAACCGAAAGATGTTCCCCCAGTGTGCGCATACCGACTGTACGAACCTGATGCAGTCACTGCAGGCAATATACCAGCACCCCCCATAAGCACACGAAACTCCCCAGAACTTACGGTACAGTCAAATGTTGCTCTGTATAAAGTTGAGGCAGTCAAAGGGGCAGAGCTTGCTTTTAGATCTCCAGTGGCTGCTGTAGCTGTTGCCGTGTTGTTCCCTGGGATTGTCCAGCCAGACCCTTTATCCCAGTTACTATCAGTTGCGAATGTTCCGTTGACTACGATGTTCGCATCGTAGGAGGTAAACCCACCATTCGTTATAAGCTCCGTGGTACCCAACGCGCCGAACTGCACGACTCCAGTCCCACCGTTCTTGTAGTAACACCACCAGCCATCGCCAAGGTTCGCCGGGGTGTCAAAGGTCTGGGAGAATGATCCGCTTGTGATCTCGATGAACTTCCCTTGGTCATCCCCATCCAACATCGTGTTGGAGGTTCTGGCTTCGTAGATGACGGTAGGAGCCCCACCTCCCCCCGCATTCGCCCAGATCGTATTCCCACTACCATCCGTCTGGAGGAACTGGTTCGCATCCCCATCATTCGCGGGAAGTTTCAGGGTGTATGTCCCTGCCACATCCGCAACGGAGAGGGTCACGGTTCCGGAGGTCGTTCCTTTCAAGAGAAGCGCGCCAGTCGTCCCTCCAGAGGCACCGGTCGTGAGCGTACTCGTCGTCGAGACCACCCCAGTGAACGCCGCCCCGGCCAAGGCCGCCTTCTCCGTGTCCAGTTCTTCAAGCGCCCCTTGTACCGTCGTCGCGGCTATCGCCCCGGCAGGAGTAAACGTCACGCTTGCTGCGGTCGGCGAGGATGTTCCGCCAGCAGGCAGTGAGCTTGAATTGCGGTAATCGGTCTGTTCGATCCAGTTTCCATCCCCCCGAAAAATCACCCGGTAGAGCAATTTCAATTCAGGCGTGAGTCCCAGTTCAGTAAGCGATGGCGGCGTAATGGCACGCGCTGCAGAAGCAGTTGTGTATCCTCCCGTCGCCCCGGAGAATGTCTGGGTGACAGAGTAGATCGGCACGCCTGTATCCGTGGCGGCATACACCCAGACGTTGAAGTAGCGCCCCGAGGCGAAGTCCGTCAGCGCATAGCTGCTGGCGCTGTTGGGATACCGTGCGCGACTGGTTGCACCGTTCCAGATGAACGCGTAGTTAGATGCCGACGTGGCGAAGGTGTAGCTGGTGGCCCCGTTTTGATACCACGTGCGACAGGTCGTCTTTGCAGACAGGACATCGAATTGGATATCCTCATCCGCGATGCTGCCCGCCGCCACGCTGAATGTGCTGGGTGCCGTGCTGGTGTTCGTGTAAGCAAAGCCGCTGCGATACCGTGCGCCAATCGTCAGGTGCGCCCATGCATGCCAGTCCAAATCACGGGTAGCGTTGTGGCGCTCGTCGCTCAGTGCGCCGGTTGAGCCGTTCCAGAAAACCGTGGCCACCGGGACGATGGTGCGCAGGTTCCACACAGCGCTGTCCTGGCTGCGTTGCAGAACTCCGTTGCCGTCGTAGTAGATGAACCACAATCCAACGGTGTTGGTGAGCGTGACTTCCTGCGCTGTGGTCTTGGTGTATTTCGTTCCCAGCACGTAGATGTCGAAACTGGTGCCGGTCTTGGCTTGCGTGAATACCAGCGTGCCATCGACAAACGCGATGGTGTTGTCCGTGCGCGATACCACGCCGTGATACGGCTTGCGGTACTCAATGGCCTCCATGCCCGAAGCAGTGCCTCGCAGTTCCGCTTTGTCTGCTGCGCTCCATGCGGCGGCTGTGCTGCCCTCCTGCGCTCGGACGACGGTCAGCGTGTCCGTGCTGCGTGCCGTGACCTTGACCTTTTCCCAGCTTGTCTCCGTACCGGCTTGAGTGAGCGTCAGGATGAAGTAGTCGCCACCGGTAGGCGAGGGAAAGAGCGCGCCCTTGCCGCTGGCTAGCGCGATGGTCGTCGTGCTGTCGTTAATGCCCGATGCGAGGGTCGCTTCCGCGTTATCTGCCCAAAGCCTCATGCGGCCTCCCGGTAGGTGATGTCATGGTGCGTGGTGGCCGTCAGCAGCGGGGTGTCTGTCCGTGCGTATAGCGAGGGTTCTGTCGTGACGATGTAGAGCGGTTCGATCCGGGCAACCACGTACAGTGAGTCTTGTCGCGTGACGGCGTAAAGCGCGTTCGGTGTCGTCCGGGCATACAGCGGCGTGCGTGTCGTGCAGACGTAAAGGACGTTGCGCCGGTCTTGGCTGCGCGTGATGGATACCGCACTGCCGCCTACCATCGTGTCTGGGGCTTCTGTACAGGTCGCGGTGGCTTCCACTAGGAGCGCCATCAGCCCGCTGCCCGTATCCGCGTCGTCCGTGTTCCCGACAACGGCGGCAATCTGTACCGGCATCACGCCGCTGGCCGTGTCGGCAGCTTCGTTCAGTGTGGCGCTGCCCGTAACCGCGACCTCAACGGTAGCACTCGCCGTGTCCGGGGCTTCCGTGATATCGGCCCACATCGGCATGGTGTTGTCGGCTGCGCCGGTGGCTGTGTCGGCATCCTCCGTGATCGAGGCGGCGCCTTCGATCAATACCCGCGCCGTGCCGCTGCTGGTGTCCGAGCCTTCTGCGATATCCGCAGTGGCCTCAACGGCAACGGTCATGGCCCCGCTGGCGGTGTCGGGCGATTCAGTAATGTTGGCGGTGGCGTCACGGAGTCCCTGCGCAACCGTGCCTTCCGCCGAACAGGTATCCGCGCCTTCCGTGATATTAGCTGTGCATTCCACCCGTACCCGAGCGATCCCGGTGGCCGTGTCCGCGTCGTCCGTGTTATCGAGCGTGCAATCTACTGCGACCGTCAGCGTGCCACTGGCCGTGTCCGAGGCTTCCGTGATCCCGGCTACGGCTGCGACTGCCGCTGTAGCGATCGCGCTGGCGGTGTCCGGGGCTTCGTTCAGTGTGGCCGAGGTATCAACCCGGACTTCCACAGTGGTGCTGGTAGTGTCCGGGGCTTCATTCAGTGTGGCTGTGGCTGTCAGCGCTACCGTGGCGCTGGCCGTCGTCGTATCCGGGGCTTCGTTTATGGACGCTGTAACGTCAATCAGCACCAGCGCTGTGGCCAGTGCGGTGTCTTCGGCTTCTGTAATGCTGGCAGAGGCGCGAACCCCGAACGCACTATCCGAGTTCAGTGAACCCAGATTGAGCGCGCGGGAGTTCAGCCCTCCAGCCATGATCAGGTGTTCGCGGCGTTAAGAACGAACGCAGTGACAGTCACCGCTTGACCGCTGGTGATCGTTCCATTGACCTGGAGATCGCCAGAGCCTATGCCCGCTGTACCTTGTAACCCACAGGTTGTGCCGTTGCTGGCGTAAATGCGGAAACTCTGAGGGGTGGCACCTGAACCGGCGGATGCCGTGCCTGACCATGTGCCGGCCAGTGCTTTCGAGGCGGTGGCGGCATCAGCCATCCAGTTTGAAGGGAGATCGAGCACGACCAGCGCCGTACCGGGATCAGCCGCAGCGCAGTTTGCCGGCTTGGCTTCAGCGAAAACCGCGAGCTTTGCAGATGTGCCAATTGTGGCCTCGACGGCGTCGAGGCGGGCATTGTTTACACTAACGGAATATTGAATTGCCATGATGATTCCTTACGTGGTGATTTCGTCAGTGACGCGGATGAGCGTCGGGGGGTAGATTTGCGTCACGGTGCCGTCCAGCGCCTCGCATTCGACATCAAAGACGCCCTTGCTCCAGGTGAATGCCGCCGTGTCGTCCGCGTCGATGGTGAAAATGATGCGCTTGGTAGCGTTGCTGACCGAGGCCGAGATCACATCCAGAGGGGTGTGTGCCACTTCCGTAGAGGCCAGTACCGTACCGCCTACACGGTCGCGGATGGTCATGCGGGCTTCGACATCGGTCAGTGTCTCCGGTGTGTCGTACTGCACATAGCCGCCCGAGGTGTAGGCTTTGAACCCCGCCGCGTCGATTGCGTTGATCTCGAACGTGTTGTCGTCGATGACCGTCACCGGATACTTGTCCCGGTCACTGATCTTGTTCGCGGTAGCGTTGATGTCGGTCATACCCTTGACGTTGGTGATCGCCACTGGCCAATCATCAACCAGACCGTGTCCAACGCAAGTAACGCGCACGGGTGCCGTCTGGGTGATCCCAGTGATCGGCTTATAGACGATCGGCGGCACGGCCCACTGCACAGTCAGGACAAACGTCGATCCGCGAACGATAGAGATCATCGGTCAGCCTTTCCGGAACACGCCCAGCTTGTTGAATGTGCCGACGAGGACGCTTATGGTGCGCTCCACGGTCGGCCAGATTTCCTTGCTGAACCCCTCGATGTTTTCGAGGATGGTGCGAATCATGACGAGCTTCTGTTCGCCATTGCCCTGCCCCGGCACAGCCTCTTCAATCGCCTTGATAGCTGCGATGAGGGCCGGGATCAGTTCAAGAATGATGAGTACGGATTTCATTTGCGACTCCTAGTAAATGCAGGACATGTGAATTTCAGGGGCCAAAATCTGGAGGGAATCCAAGCGGCTGCGCAGGTTTTGCGTCTCCAGCGGTGTCATTCCTTCCAGGCGGTGCAGGCTCGTCTTTGGGTGGCAGTCCCACCTTGTCTGAGGTAACAACTGACAGGACGATGTGCAGCAGAGTGAGGCCGCCAGTAGCAATGTAGGCAGCTTCCTGTTCGGTGACAGGGAGGGTGGTTCCGAAGGCGTCGGCAACCTTGGCAACGGCAAGGATGACCGGAACCAGCATCGCTGCCGTGATGCCGCCATTTTTCCAAAGCGCTGGGTCGGAGACACACGCGCCTCTACGGAAGAGGTTGAACAGTGCGTAGAGCTTGCCCATACAGTTCTCCCATCGCCCAGAGCGGGCAGAAGCGGGCCAAGGCCAGCTTGTTGATTGACATGGCCAGATCGCATGCAGCCATCCAGCCGGAGAGGGAAGACATCACATAATCTTGATCCACGGTCGGTTCCTCACGTCCCAAAAGTCGATGTGCTTCTTGAGATAGCTGCAACGCCTCGCCCAAGAGACGATTGACACGGTCAGCCGCTGTCATCACATAATCTTGATCCAACATGCTCTCCCTTTATCTTCCGTCTGGTTGATCAGGCTCATGATGCGCTGGACGATGCCCCCGCATTGCGCCACACCGTCTCGGGTGCGCTGCTTGCCGACCAGGACACAACCGTGCGAGTCTTCAGCGGTGTTGCCACCGTGGATGCGGATGCCGGAGAAGCCTGGTACGCCCTGAATCTCGGGCAGTTCTTTCTGGAAGCGGTGCGAGTACGTGACCGTGATGCGGTAGCGACCGCGCGGGATCGCGCTCTTGCCGTAGACCTTGGCCTTACCGTCATCTTCGAGATGTCGGTCTTCGTCCTCACAGGTCATTCCGATGACCAAATCACCGAGCGACAGCGTGCCGAGGGTGTAGCCCTCCTTGTCAGCGGTGGCTTTCTGAAAAGTGTCGCGTACCAGCAGGAAGTCAGTCTCGTTCATGGCAGCATCCAGAATAAGTAATCCCATCCGAAAAACGTGGACACCACAATCAACATGGCGATGATCGCAATCGTGGCAACGACAACGCCGAGGCCGATGGTCATGTAGTCGGTGCAGTCCATCATTATGGGCGCTCCAATCCATGCTCCATGTGACAGCGTGTTTCCACCACAGTCATGCGTCGATCCAGACCCGATATGCCGCCCCGTAATTCGCTTTCCAGGGCGTTGACGCTCACCCGGACTTCTTTGATTTCGGACTTAATCCCGTATAGTACGAACACCACAAGGAAGCCGATGACCGACATCAGGTAGGGTGCTATTTCAGCAGCAAACGATAATGGTTGCATCAGACTTTCCTTATTCAGTTATCGACTTACCTGTAAGTGAGTTATACCACATCAATCAAAGTCAGGCAAACCGAAATCCGTTGTTACCGTCGTTTCCTCCGGTTCTATCGCGGGAACTTCTTTCATCTTCACCTTGGGCTGTGTGACCTTGGCAACGCTGGGTCGTTTTGGGGCCGGCGCGGCAACTTTCGGAAGCGAATCCAGATACTTGGCTCCCGCCGGGGTCAGATTGAACGAACCGGTCTGGTTGTTGAACGCCCCCAGCTCCACATTGGTCAAGCGTCGATTGACTTCGATACGCCCGATAACCACCCCGCCGCAAAGCGATCCGGCTTCGCCCAGGGCCGCCATTAAATCTTCGTACTGTCGTGACATGAAACTCTCCAGAAGACGGGGGCCGAAGCCCCCGTTATGTGCTACTGATTAAGCGATACGATACGTGACGTAAGTATTCGCTGCCGTCTTGCGCGTGCGGAACTGCGCCGAGTTGCCGTAAACCCCGCCCGTACTGGCATGTGCCGACTGGACAATCGGATTTCCGACGATGGTGTGGTCTGCGCCTGCGGTCAGTGTGATCGTGTCCACTGCTGCCGCCGACAGGTTGATCAGCACCCAGTCAAAGCTCTCGTCGTTGGCGAACGTCAGCCCCGCATCCACCAGCGTGCCGGTGGGGAGCGTGTAGGCCGCCGTGGCCCCAGCAGAGTGCGTACCCGTGACGATACCGGTCAGCAGGTTGGCGATGGTCAGCGTAGCCGCCACCGTCTGCGCGTTCGGAGCACCCTGGGTCTTGGACACCAGCCCCGTAGCACTCAGGTTCGTCGTTACCAACGCCCCCGTACCCTTCGGAGTGATGGCAATGTCAATCGCGGCATCCGTACCATCCGCAACCAGAGACGCCCCGGTCAGTGTGCACCCGGCGGCAGCAACCCCGGTATCCATCGCGCCGATAATCCCGTTGGAGAACGTTTTCACGCCTGCAATGGTTTGCGCCCCGGCGGTCATGACGAACGCGGCGTTACCCCCGGCATCCGGAACCGTATAGGTGCGTGCCCCGGCTTGTTCTGCCGTGACCAGAGCCGTGGTGGTGTTGCCGGTGTTATCCGCCGCACCGAGGGTGGTTTTACCCTTACTGCCCGTCGTAGGGAATACTGTGATCAACCCCGCCGTGCCCGATGCCCCTGCCGTCAACAGCGGAGACGTGGCCGAAGTAGATGCCGCCACCGTCGTGAACAACCCGGAAGCAGCCGCCGAGGATGTGGCGTTACTTACCGACAGGAAGGTCAGACCCGAACTCGCGGTACAGTAGACCGCCATGGCGTTGCCCGCCGCCAAATTAACGCCAGCGTTCGTGCTGCCCCCGTTGATGGAGCCTCCGACTGGCGGATAAACTGCCAGCGTTTCCGCCCCACCGTTATAGATGACGTACTCATCACCCATGGCGCAACCTGCGGGAAGACGCGCACCGGTGCTGGCTCCTACCGTACCAAAATTGTTAATGGCTGAACGAAGCAGCAACGCCGTAGCTTGCGTCGTCCCCGTTGCCGTCAACCCCGTAGCAACCGATCCGGTCACTGCTTGTGCCTGATTGCGGAATAACCCGCAGGCGACCAACTCTCGATTCAACATAGCTTTCTCCTCAGATGAAGGTGCAGGGGGCGGCGAATGCCGGCCCCCTTATTCAAAACTAGATCACCGAGGCGTAGGCCAGGGCTTCCGGCTTGACCACCTTGTAACCGAAGACGTTGAGGCCGCGCACGAAATCACCGAAGTCATTCGGGTTACGGACGGTCTCCATCTTGGTCATCTGGGAGGCGAAGGTGATGGCCGACTTCTGGCCAGCGATAATGGCACGGCGCTTGGCTTCACCCGAACCCGAACCCCCGCCTTCAGACGCATCGCCCGAGGCCCACAGATATGTCGCCGCACCCTTGGGCAGGTTGTTCGACACATACACCGTGAAGCGATCGATCTGGCCGATCATGCCGTTACGCACGATGGACTTGGAATCGCCCATGAACTGTGCCTGGGCCAGATTGGACTGCATCAACACCTGACGGGTCAGCGGGTCGATCAACAGAAAACGATCCGTCTCCGGAACATTCTGCTCATCCAGGACCGCAGACAAACTGGTGATGACTTCCAGCACATTCGTACCGGTCAGAGATACCGGTGCCGTGTCCGTACCCAGATTGTACGCCCCGGAATTAACCCCGGCGGTCGCGCCCTTATTATTGGCATGGGCCAGGGAGAATGTGTTGAACAGACCGTTGGAGTCGATCTTGGTCTTCATCTGCATGGCTGCGTCGTCACTGAATACCGACATCAGCTTGGGCTGGGCCTGCATGGACAACACATCGTTGAGGTGGAACGCGAAATAGAAACCCTTGTCGATCTGGAGTTCCACCACGCTGCCCACCGGCACCTGATACGACAGTGCCGTACCTGCCGTGTACGCGGAGATGGTGATGTCCGGGACGTTGTTGATGATGATCTTGTCGCCCATGCCCTTGATGTCGCCTTCGTACTTGGTGTTGGCGATGCTAGGGAAAACCGATGACTTGTAAAATTTCTCCGAATATCATTGTTGCCGTCATATAGCAACAACGTCTCCGACTATCGCATAGCCCTCGGCAGATAGCTCTCACGCGGCTTCACGTATTTGGGAAGATCGCGTACTGGCAATTCGCTTACATTGGGCTTCGGTTCACTTAGTCTGTGCGGGTGCGCCTTTAAGTGCTTCAATGCAGCCTTGATGTTGTTTCCGTCACGGAAATGTCCCATCGCTGCGCACTTCAGGATGAATTTTGCTTGGTCCTGCTTCACCACCATACTTGATGCGATCTCGTCGAAAACCTCAATCGCCTTCGACGCGCTTACTGAGAGCTTGTACTGCCGCACTCGTCCGCCGCACATATCGTGGATACAGCCACCAAATTGCTTCTGGATAATCTCGATGCCTTCGGTATCGAATTCCGCCGCCGCGATATGAAGCACTATCGACGCAACGCCCGATACTTTATGAACCGCTTGTACACTGATGCAACCATCCCCATCAATGTACCCCGCCATCCACTTGCGTGAAGGATGCTTGGGGAGCGGCACCGACTTTTGCCTACGCTGAATCTTGAGATATTCCTTCACTCTCTCGATTTCCGTCCGGGGCAACTGCCTCTCGCAAATATCCAAACACACAGCAACGTAATGGCGTTTTATCACCAGAAACTTTGCAATCCTGTTCAGGAACATTGTGGCTTGCTTATTACCCGAATACGAAAGGATCGTGTAGCTGACCCCCTTGATCATCCGGTAACTAATGCATCCGCCACGTTCCTCGTGGATTCTATGCAGAACTTCATCCTGCAGGGTTGCTTGGCTGAAATTTAACCGCAGTTGCGGCGTCTTGCAGTCTGCGACAAATACGACACTCACAGACCCATCAGCATCAAAGAACCCGGCGATATATTTGTCACTTAGCGTTGCCATACGGCTGCTCCTAAGATTATCGCGCTTCCCTCGGGTTACATCTGGCTCACCAGAGGCTTCCCGTTATTCAGAACCGATTTATACTGAACTCGACCTATTGAGTTAATTCAGTTTGGAAGACCACAGAGTCGGGATGAACGTACCCGAATAGGTGGGCGATACGGTGAAATCTGCGTCCGGGAACGAAGCAGAATTGCTGGTTGCAAATGTGGTTGCAGGGGTAATAGTGGCCATGGTAGGCTCCTCTAAACTAGATTACGTGTAAGCTAATAAGCCCCTACCATCGAACACGACCCTCGGCCTGCGCCAAATCCAGCTCACCGATCATGCGGTCAACCTCGGTCGTGTCCTTGTCGTGATAACGACGTGGATCGTTCCAGTAACGGAATTCCGCAGCAGTGAAGGTTTTGACAGGGGCCGGCGCGTCGTGTGTTTTTCGACTGGTCGGAGCGACTTGTTTTTGCAGCTCGGCTTGCGCACGCGACTGCGCCTGGGGCGCTTCCGGAGGCGGGGCAACCCGTTGTTTCCAGTCCAGGATCATCTCTACCACCGCTTCCGCGTCATGTTGTGCGATTGCGTCGGTAGCCGCCACCCGATACGTGGAGCGTGTGCCGGGAATGCGGGTATCCAGATACTGGAACCATCGTGGATCGTTGTTAATCTGTGCAAAATCTGGCACGGCAGTTTCCACTGTGTTCCAGAATCGTTGTGTGGCATCGTGAATCAGGCGCTCTTGCACCGGCTTGACCTTCTGTTCCAGTGTTTCATCGAACTTCTTGGCAAGACGGGCGAATTCTTCCTGCGACACACGGCGCTGCATGTCGATCATATCCTTGCCGTAGGTTTCTTCGTCGGCATCGGTGATCAGACTGTGGGTTTTCTCCGGTTCGGGCTCTGGTTGCCTGGCACTGGCCAACAACTCGCTAACCTTGGCATTCAACTCCTTGACCTGGGCGTTCAGACGGGGGACTTCAGCCTGATACTTGCCATACAGGACATGGTACTTCTGCTGCCATGTTTCCTCGGATACTTCCGGCGCGCGCGCTACCGGGGCTTGCTGTACTGGTTCGACAGGCTGCTCAGCCTGCGGCACGTCCAGGGTCGGGGCTTCGGTATTCCCTTCGGGAGCCGAGGCTTGTCCGAACATCTGGCGCTCAAGCGCCGCTGCTTGGTCTAGTTGTCTTTGTACTTGTTCCGGCAATTCCACTTCCACAATATTCTCCTATCGTGCCGCCCACGGGGTCTGGAGTTAGCTTCTTGCTAGTATTCCTCGTCCGCTACGGTCTACGTCGGTTCAACCAATGGGGTGTTACCCCCGCTTTTTGTCCAGCCAGTCCGAAGACTTGGCCATCAAATCCTGCAACTCTGCCAGCATCCGGGCACGCCCCTGAATAACCAAGAACGCATCCACACTGGCGGTCTCCAGCTTGTCGCGGCACTTCTCGCGCTCCTGAGCCAGAAACTGCCTGAAGGGCTCGTTATCCGGGAGCCTTCCCAGACGAGCCAAATTCTCCAGGCATCGGTCATCCATCAGCAGCCTCGTCCGCTTTTCTTGACAGAACCGCCGGCCTTGAACGCGGGCATCGGAGCTTTGCCTGCCGGCATCGGGGGCGCTTTACCCGCCGGAGCCTTGCCCATCGGGGCTTTGCCTACGGGGGCTTTACCTTTAACAAACGGGGGTACTTTAGCCATGATCAGAATCTCCTAATGTTGTCGTCTATATACTTACGTGTAAGCTTGTTGTCAAGCGGTCGGTGAAAAATTGTCCGTTACCGGTTCTCCGGTCATCAATTGCTGCTCGTTTGCCTGCCCTCCTCCGGCTTCGGGCTGCTGTGCCTGCTGCATCGTGGCCATGGCCTGCTGCCGGGCTCGGAGGACTTCCGGTGACGGGACGATCTTGTCCGCGTCCATGTCCAGCGTTTTAGCCTGCTCGTGGAGCAGCGCAGCGATCCCTTCCATGCCGACAACCTGTTGGGCTATCGGGCTGTTCAGTGCCACCTGTAGGAACTCGGTGCGCCGCACCTGGGCCGCGTCCTTGACCACGAGGCTATTGGCCCCCCGTGCGATGATCTGCACATCCCCCTTCAAGTCCTTATCCTCGGAGTAGCGCATGTTGTAGAAGTACAGTCGCTCGATCATGGGCTTGACCACATGCACGTCGATGTTGTGGATCACCTGTTTGATCGTCTTGCCCGCGTTGCCCATCAGCATCGACATCCCGGACGCTGTGCGCCCTGCCCCGGCCAGCGAAGCATTGTCGCCGGTCATGTACCGAGGTATCCCGCTGAACTCGTCTGCCATCACGCTGAACTTCTCGTAGATGGCCATCAACTCCTGGGACATCATGTTGGGCTGGAAGAAATCCACGGGTTTGCCGCTGTTCCCGTAGGGGTCGCTGGTCACTTGCCAGATCTTCCATGGGTACATCTGGGTCAGCTCCTCGCCGCCCGGCAACCGATCCACGGTATAGACCACCTGGGGACCAGAGGCAATGCTCATATTGTTGGCCATCGCCCGCGCTGCAGCGTTACACATGGCTTGGCAGTCCCGGATCAGGTCGGGTGGGCAGTTCCCCCAGAAGCATCCCGGCACTTCTTCGAAGCTGGTTTTGTAGTACGGTTTGCGGTGGAACGGGTCGTAATTCAGCGTTACCTTGACCGCCCAGCGCCCGATCAGCCATACCTCGCAATGGAACTCCTTGGTCAGATCACCGACCTCGGCTTCGTCCATCCCCCACTCGACCAGCATTTTACCCTGTACGCTGCCCCAGAACTGCAGCGCGTCTATTGTCTCTTCCGGGTTCGACATCATGCTGGACTGGTTGCGCCCCTCGGCGTCGGCCTTGGCACTGTCAACCGAGAGCCAATCACTCAAGCCCCCGCGCCCGTGCTCATCCAGCACTGCTTTGATCGCCCCGTCGTCGTACCCCTCCACCCCCAGCAGCTCGTTCAGGTCTGTCCGGGAGAGCTTGTGCCGCTCGATCAGGAACCCATCATCCACACTGGTGGCGTTCGGCGCGGGGTACAGCATGAACGGATCAACCCGCTCCCACTCCGCGACGAGTTTGTTCTCTATCACCGGGGTGTGCTCCCCGGTCGCCGGATCGACTGACCACGTCATGCGCGGTTTGTTACGCACCACCGGACCCTTGAGCACGGCACTGGGGAACGTCACCAGATCATCCAGGAAGGCACTGAACGCAGAAGCAAAGCCCCCCTCGTTCAACTGGTCCTCCA